TGCTTGAACATGTATGAGGGAATCCAATTATTTTTTCTATTTCTTTTTGTGTTTCTCGACTATCGCCTTGTTGTTCTTCATTAATTGCATCTTCACCATCTATGTAAAATTTTAATACATTAGGTCGTCTGCCTCTTTCTATACGATAAGATTTACCCTCTATTTCAAACTCTACAGTGGTAATCATACCTTTGCCGTTAGTTTTGTTTATTAGATTATCTTTTCTGATATTAGTTAAGGCATCTCCATAAAGAGCGTAACTTAATGCATTTATTATAGTAGTTTTACCAGTACCGTTTCTGCTACCGTCTCCGCCCATATCTAAGTTATGACCTAATACAAGTGTAAGTTGGCAGTTGTCAAAATTAACTGCCTGTGTGTTGTTACCAACACTCATAAAGTTCTTTGCTGATACGTTTTTAATCTTTAACATTATTGAGTTTCTATGCTGTTATAGATGTCTATTAAAACATCTTTATCTACTGTATTACTTTCTATTGTTTCTAATTGTTGTATAACAATTTGATCAACACTTTCAAAACTTATTTCACCGCCTTCATATTCCTCTTCTTCTTTTATAGGAATAAGTTGTAGTTCTCTAACTTTATACTGTTCAGCCATTTTCTCTCTTATGAAGTTTGCTTCTTCATACGAAATACTAATGTCTAATTTCACTCTTGCATAAGTGTATTGGTCTAATAAGTTTGCATGGTCGTCTAATAATTGTTTAAGTGTAAACACTTTATACTTAGGACATTCTGCCCAATTAACATACAAAGGTTCTTCTCCCCATGTTAAAAACATGGCGCCTCTTTCGTTATCGTCTACGTCTGCGTAATTGTGTGGGAAAGCATTACCTATATAATGTATATTATTTTTAAACTGTCTTTTATGAAAATGCCCACTAAACACATACTCTGGTCCACTTAACATTTTATCGTTAATACCACCATGGTCTGGCATTTCCACCATTGCATTCATTTTAAAATAAGGCAATTCAAAATGTCCAAACATATATTTGCATTTCATTTTTTGTACTTGTTTGAATTCATCACCAACAAGCCAAGGAATAATCGCTACTTCATCTTGTAAGAAATGTTCATCCACCATTACAAAGTTAGATAAGTCTCTAGCATATTCTATACTATTCAACTCCCTTTTATCTTTGTAATATAAGTCGTGGTTGCCTGTTATAAAGTAAACAGTTTCAAATGCATCATTTAATTTTTTAAAGTCTTGAATAGATGCATTCATAGTCGCAACACTAATACTTGCTCTGTGATGATTCCAATCGCCGAGGAATATACAAGTTTCTGCATTTCTGGCTTTTGCTTCTGCAATAAACCAGTCCACAAACCTGTGACAATCTTCTATATGTAAACGACTATTCTGCTTTAATCCGTAATGAATATCCGTAAAGCAGGCCGCTGTCTTAAACAGTTGCGCCATAAATTAGTCTTGTGTATCTTCTTGTTGTGCGGCCTCTCTGAGGACACGCATTTCTTCTTCATGTTGGATTTGTCTACCGTAACTTGGTAAATGTCCACTGTCGATTAGAATATCATCTCTAATCATCTGATTTCTTTTCTCTAAATTTAAAATTCTTGTAAAACTATTATTAACTGCGGCAGTATAATATGCAAACGGATTATCTGATTTTGCTTCATTAAATTGTAATCCAATTTGCGATAATTGGACTAATGCCTGACCTCTCATTTCGTCAACATAAGTATATCCTCTCCAGTTTGATCTGTGTGAATAACGTTCAACTAGTTTTAGGAACATAGTCCCCAATTTGTTTGTAATCCTTCCATGATCTACAGAGAACTCACCATTACTTAAACTACCTTGCCAATGACTTCTTGCAACTTCTTTTAATTCACCGCCTATGTAAGCATAATGTTTAAAAGGAGGAAAGTTTACTTTTGCTTTTGTTTCTGCTTCGTTTCTAGGATTCTTTTTTCTACCAGGTTCTTCAGGTATGTGATCCATATCCATAACTCTAAAAACTAAATCTTCTTGATCTATACTTTTAGGATCTATTGCAAATTCTTTTTGTTTTGGCTTATTTTTGTAATCTTTAGGGTCATGTAATGCCATTGCGGCTTGATACCCTGCTGATTGTATTTGTGCCGCTCTGTTTTCTCTTGCAACTTTTATACTGTTTCTATTGATTTTTTTAACATCTTCTAAAATTACATCAAAATCTGCATATTTTTCATCTGCTACATAACAGTAAGTCATCTTACTTTTGTGTATTTCTTTTAGAATGTCTTTGTTGTTAAGATAATTAACCTTTTTAGGCTGTGCCATTATAACTCTCCTCAAAATTATCGTTCATTTATATTGTGTTATTATACACAGTTCCTGTGCATTGTCAATAAGTATTTATAGAAACTGGCAAATTAAAACTTGTTTTAATGAATACGATAAATAGTTACATACAAGGAGATTTAATGCCAAGCGGAAAAGATTACTTAAAAGGATTAATAGGCGGTGTAGGTAATAACCTATTAGGCAAAATACCGGGCGGAACAACAGTTACAGGTGCAATATTAGGCGGATTGTCTGATGCAGATTTTTATTCATTCTTTTATGATGGTAATGCCGGTCCTAGTAGGAATCCAGGTAGTAATTTGCTTTTTGGTGCTAGGCAATTAAGTGAGCAACAATTAAAACAACAGTTGGGCCAGCAAAGTAATCAGGCCGCAAGTTCAACAGCAATTAATCCAAGTGAAGGACAAGGATTTACATCAAACTTTGATTGGAGAGCGAGACTAAGACCAAAGGCCGGAGGTGCTAAAAGATTTTACGGAGAAGACAAAAACTCTGTTATGCAACCTATTAAGTCATCAGGCGGTTTAGTTTGGCAGTACACTCCACAAATTTATGTATCAGCATCTGCAGAATATGATCAACAACAGATGCAGGGGATGAATTATCCTATTAATACATATCAAATGTCAACACCACCTAGATTAACAGTAGTATCGACATTCTCAGTTAATAATATAGACGAGGGCAGGTATTTTGTGGGATTGATGCAATTTGCCAGAGTAGTAACTAAATCTTTTTATGGTGATCAATCGGTTGCTAACGGAACATTTGGTACCCCGCCTCCTGTAATGTTATTTGAATATTTAGGTGATCACGGATTTAACAAAGTTCCTGTAGTTGTATTGTCTTATTCAATTGAACTACCGCCCGATGTTGATTATGTTCCTGTAGAAATAAAAGTAGGTAACGAAAATACTACAACGTATGTACCAACAACTTCCACAGTTACTTTTGATTTATACCCAACTTACACACCACATAAATTGCGTAAAAACTTTAATCTCGATACATTGAGAAATGGCAAAGCATACAAGGACGGATATATTTAATGGCAGATTTTCATAGAAGTGATAGTTTTTTAAGAAATGCAGGAACATTTGAAGGATTTCTGGATATAAATACCTTACCTAAAATACCAACAGATTCTTACGAAATAGATTTTAAAATCAAAGATGCACATGTAGGTAGACCGGATATTTTAGCAAATGAATTATATGGTACTCCCAGACTATGGTGGGTATTCGCACTTAAGAATCCTGATATAATTAAAGACCCTCTCAATGATTTCAAAGCAGGAGTTGTAATAAAAATACCATCGCCGGAAACAGTCAAAAATATGATGGGCTAAAAATGGCAGGAACAAACACAACTAAAAACGGATACCTAGGTAATATACCAACCAATCCCTTAGACAATTTTGATAATGTTACATATAACATAAAGTTATATATGATACCGCCTGTAGAAGATCAAACAGAAGTTAGAAGCGATGATACCGAAGGAGAACCAAGAACAACCACAGGAGGAGAAGTTACATCTAAGGGCGGATTCTTAAATGGCGCCTATTCGGCTAAACCGGAAAATACTGTAGTACTAGCACAAACAGGCGTAACCGGAACACTTATAGATGATGTTGAAATAATGTCAGTTCCTAGTGGCACTGGTGGCAAAATTACAAAAACTATTGATTGCACTATAAAACAACCAGGTGCGGCTAACTTTTTTGATATGATAGTATTAGGTAGACGTAGACTGGGTATACCAGCCGATTCTGCCAGAGGTGTAGACGGAGCACCCTTCTTTTTTGAAATTAATTTTCAAGGGTACGAAGATGATATAAATGATCACGATAACGGTGGACAAATTAAGGACATAGCAGGACCTTACAGGTTCAAGGTACTTTTAAAAACAGCAACTTTTGAACTTAATAGTACTGGTACCTCATACGATTTAACATTTGCTGTAGCAGATGAAATTGCATATACCGATGCAAATTATAAAATTCCAACAACAATGACCACAATAGGTGAAACAATAGATGAGCATATAGATAGTTTAGTTACACAATGGAACCACTATATACAAAGAACATCTGCAGAATCAAAAGATACTATAGATGAAATAGTATTTAAAAAGGAAAATATAACAGGTTCTGGCCAAACAATTATTAAAGATCAGACATTACAAAGAGAATCTGATTCAACATCCATTGCAAATTCAGATATAGATAATAGTGGAACATCAAGATCAGATACTCAACAAACAGAAGAAGGTACCGATTATAGTGGGGAAACACCCGAAACAAACAAAATAAAAATTGAAGTTACTAGAGGTGAACCTGTTGATGCTTATATTGGTAAACTACTAGCAAGAAATAAAGACTATACAAGCAGTATTACAAGATCACAAATTGACCAAAGCGGAAAATTTAAATATGATGCAACTAAAACTTATATTAATGATTTTAAAATAAACGCAACTGTACAACAATTAGAATACGATAACAAAAGAGGAGGGTATAATAAAAGAATACAATTCGAACCAGGCGTGTTTACATCTGCATCAGGAAAACAAATTGCTACAGTCGAAGAACTAGCACCAGAAGAACAAGAAATTAGACGTAGGATAAACAGTATGGAAATAACAAGAGCATACGAATATATCCTTACTGGTAGAAACGATCAAATATTAAATGTTGATATAAAATATGATTTTGGTATAAACTTTTTAATACCACCTGGAGGCAATGCACAGTTTGGTAACGCACTATTAAATAATATTGGAAATTTTAATATAGACCCTACAAAATTAGGTGATCCATTGGGTGCTAGAGGTTTAGCAGAATTGGCCGGAAAACTAAACGATGTTAAAAAGTTTTTAAAGATGTTTAAAGCGGCAAAAGACGGAAGTATCAGAGATCTTGCAAGAGCGGCCGGATATGACGATGCAAAAATAAAAGAAGTACTTGCAGATAAGGCAGGTGCGGCGGCTACTGATCTTATAAACAGATTGTCTAGTAGACAAATTAATGAGGCCGTTATAAAAAAATTAACTCCTAAAGGTGCTAGAAGTCAGTCCGGTACAGAAACAGAAAGTGATAGACAAAGGCTCATTAACGACAGTTTAGATGAAGAATATACTCCTACTGCAAGTGGTTATGTATATGGAGGAGATTTACTACAAACAAATTCATATCAGTATTTAGATCCAGGTGATATCGATAGTGCAGAAGTTCGAGATGCAAAAAACAAAGAAGACTCCGAAAATAGCGGAACCGGTACGTTGAAACCCGGAGTAGACGAGGCTATAGTTAGTGATTCCAGTGCATCAGGTGGACCATTAACAACACAACAAAATTTATTTGGATACATGTACGGACAAAAAAATACTGCTGACATGTTACTTGTTTTGGACATGGTGGTAAGAGGAGACCCATGGTATTTAGGACAACCAGATAAATCAGGCGGGATAAATTATGATAAGGTACCTGCTATTAAAGATGAAAGGTCTAATGCAGACGGCATTAATACATATGGCGGAGATAACTTTATTTTATTTGAGCTAAGGCAACCTATGTATTTTGATCCTTTTATAGAAGATGAAGATTTAAATCAAGGTTTATATCCAACAGGTAAACAAAATTATTTCATTACTGGGATATATAGAGTATTAGAAATAGTAAATAGTTTTAGCGGCGGTAGATTTACGGTAAATTTGCGTACATCAAAAGAATTAACATTGGATCTATCTAAAATAAAAAATAAAGATGATTTATCGTTAGATGATATAAGATCCGAATTTGAAGCGACTATAAGGGTTAAAGCGGCCATGGAAGCACAGGGCCATAATTCGGAAGATGATAAAATCAGATTTAACGATCCGGACTATACTAAAAGTGTTTTAGATTTCGGATCAGGTTTAACTATAGACGAATTAACAAGTACTGGTTTGATAACCTCAGAACAAAGACAAATATATGAGGACAAATATGGAGGATAAAGATGCCTAAATGGTTTTATGTTTTAGATTCCATGAAAGCCACATATAGCAATCCGTTTGCTCAGAGGAACTCCACCGAAAGATTCTGGGGTATCTACATTGGTGTTGTAGACTTTAATAAAGATGCTAGTAGAACCGGTAAAGTTTCTGTAAACATACCTGAACTAAACAAAGATCCCACAGAAAAAAACTTGTTTGAGTGTATGTATACATCTCAATTTTACGGTGCATCAGATCCTAATTTAGTAAGAGATGATGATATTACATTGGATGAAAATTCTTTACATTCTTACGGCATGTGGACGCCACCGCCTGATGTAGGAAATACTGTTTTAGTAGCATTTGGAGATGGGCTTCTATCTAAACCTTTTATAGTAGGCCACACGATGCCAATACCTTTTAACAATGCGGTACCAGGTATTGCCGGTGGTCCAAGTTTTCAAGGCGGGCCGTTTAATACACCCACAGTAGAAAAAAATAATTACGATACAGATACAAAAAACAATCTTAAATTAAGACCAATATATCACGATTTTGCAGAAACTATAACAAAACAAGGACTTATAAACGATCCACTAAGAGGAGCAACATCCAGTAGTGCAAGAAGAGAAACACCAAGTGAAGTTTTAGGTATATTAACAAAAGGACCAAGAGACGAAAAAGGAAATTCTATAGGACCGGGTCATCAATTTGTAATGGATGACAATCAAACTAATTCCAATATTAGATTGAGAACAGGTGGCGGCAATCAGATATTATTAGATGATACAACCGGGTGTATATATGTTATTAATAAAAATGGTACAGCATGGTTTGAACTAGATAAGGACGGTAACATTAATATCTTTGGCGAAGGCAGTATGAGTCTTAGGGCAAAAGGAGATTTTAATTTACGAGCAGATAAAAATATTAATTTAGAAGCAGGTAATGATATCAATATGAAAGCCACTGGCGATAATGATGCAGGAGGTTACAAAGGAATATCAGGTAAATTGGGTGCCTTGGGTGTTCCACCTTTAGGAACAGGAGGAAATTTAAGATTTCATTCAGCCGCTGATACATCCATACATGCAAATTTAAATACACAAATAACTGCCAATGCAGGAGATATGCAACTTAACTCTGCAGGTAGATTGACATTAACGAGTACAATAGGTGCGGCAATACAATCACAGGGTTTTACTACAGTACAAGCCTCAGGTAAAGTTGATGTCCTAGCCGGTGGCGCCGCAACACTTTCTGCAGGTGGCGTAACAAACATTTTTGGTGCAAGTATTGGATTAAATAATCCTGGTGTTGTTCCAACGCCTGATCTTATTCCGGCTGTACCGGCACCTCAACTAGGCGGCACCGAAAAACCCGATCAATCATCTGCTCAACCAGAATACGACAGAGAGTCTGAGAACCCAATATTAAATGGTGGCCAACGTCCTGAAAAAGGACCTTCAGTAAATACTATTGTAGGTAAGTTAATCACAGCAGAACCTTATATAGGCCATGGCCAGTATGATCCTAGCTCAGAAGATCCTTCCAGTATAGAAGAAGACGAGACTGTAGAGAATGAAACATTGGAAAACCAAGTGGACCCAACAGACGACACACCAGCAGATGCTGACACTCCTGAAGGGACAAAAATAGGTAAAGGATTTGCAGAAGCAAAAGATAAATTTGGAGAAATTAAATCAGTTTACGATGAATATAATGCAACACTAAGTAATTTTATGTCATTAAAAGATGTTAATTTAGCAAGTTTGGAAGGTATCACTAAAGTAGCAGAAACATTAGGTATTGCTATTCCTCCTTTTAGGATTCCAACAACTAATTCTATAATGCAAAAAATTATAGGGCAAAGTAAAATATTAACAGATTTAGAAGCCAAACTAAAACAATTTTCTTTAGATGGATTAGGGTTACCTCTTGATTTGCAAGATACTGTTGTAAAAGGTATGAAGGGTGACATTAGCGGTGTAATCAACGAAGTAACAGGTGGTAAGGCAGACGAATTTAAAAACGCAGTAAAATCTAAAATTCAGGGCGGTGGATAATGGCAGATAATATATTTGATACAGTAGTTGAAAGACTGGAAAGTAAAGGTATAGACGTATACATAGACGGGCCTACCATAATTTATATTCACAAAAAAACAGGCACTAAACTTGTAGAATTTATAGATGGATTAGGTCCTACAGGGCAAAGATTGGCATTAGAAGCAAACTTAAAGAAAGCAATTAAAGACATACAAAATTTAGTAAATGTGCCACTTAACCAAAACCAGATTGGTGCTCTAGCAAGTTTTGTATCTCACATCGGCGTGGATAATTTTGCAAAAAGTAAAGTATTAAGAGCATTAAACGAAAGACGATATGAAGCAGTACCAAAACTCATGCAGGCATTCAGGGTAGGTAGAGTAGGTAAAAATCCTAGAGCCACCGTGAGAGCAGATTATGTTTCAAGAAGAAAATATGAAGCAGAACTATTTGCAACTCCTGAGCATTTAAACTGGCAAGTAGAATTGGATGATGTTGAGGCAACTTTATATCCTGCTCAAAGAAGTTTAAATTTTGCGGAATTACGGGCAATTCTAAGACTTGCTAAAAAACGTGCCTACAATAAATTAGGAATTTTCTTTTAAGCAGTCTTTAGTATTTCTTTTTTAAGATCAGCATTTTCAACAAGCAATCTATATTTTTGTTCTTGCTCTTCTGCAACTGCTTTTTCCAACAATTTAATATGAGCTCTTAAATTGTTATTCTCATTGTTTTTTTCAACGAGCATAATTCTTAATTCTTCTTCAAGTGTTTTATTCAACGTATTAGTATCTGCCATATTATTTCTCAAAAATTATATCCTGTAGTATTTGTGTTACATCGTTATTTAACAGAACACCACTGTGCCCTGCTTCTATATAGATATTTTGGGTTTTTTTAAATTTAGGTGGTGTTGCAGATTGACTGGATACCGATATCATTCCGTCATTTGCATGGCCTCCTAAACCTGCTAATGGATTAGCACCTCCCGTGCAGACAATATTTGTGTGTTTTCCAGTAAAAGTTTTTTCCTGTAATAAACGCAATACGTCAGCACCAGGTTTGGTATTGTCAAATACTTTTCTATTTCTAAAAATCATAGATAGTATTCTTGCTACTGGTGTACCTTGCCAAGGAGTTGCTATTGTAATTAAATGATCTACTTTATTTGGATATACACTTGCATACCAACTTGCTAGTAATCCGCCGAAACTATGCCCAACTAATACTACCTTTTGTTTGCCCCATTCTCTTTCTTTTTGCATTCTCACATGTTCAACTAAATCGTAAGGATCTTGTTCCATATCGTATGCAGGTGCAAAGAATGGATGTTCTGGCATCTTTAATGTATAATAATTAAAGTTGTCAGGGTCTGCATTTGCTCCATGTAAATAGATCACATTTTTCATGTCGTTAGTTTAACATCTTAATTTAAAAAGTCAAGTGTTTATTAAAACTATATTTAACTATTATGATAAATACTTATATGGCAACATTGTTCAAAGGTTTCAGTACAGTAGATAAAAATAGGGCACCTTATACCCTTACCGATACAAATCTTATAAAAAGAGATTTGCTAAATCACTTCTATACCAAAAGAGGTGAACGAGTTATGAGGCCTAATTTTGGTAGCATAATTTGGGACATGTTAATGGAACCAGAAACACCAACATTACAAGAAGATATAAAAGATGATATAAAAAGAATTGTTGATTTAGATCCCAGAGTGGAACTGGAAAACACAATTTTATACATAACTGATCAAAGCATACGAGCAGAAGTTGTAATAAAATATTATAACATAGATCAAGCAGAAACTTTATTTTTAGAGTACAATAGAAGAAATGCAGAGGAATATTAATGGCATTAGTAAATAGACAGAATAATTTATTTGCGGCAGAAGACTGGAAAGTTGCATATAAGGCCTTTAGTGAAGTAGACTTCCAAGCATACGATTTCGACACTATGAGAACCAGTCTCGTAGAATATGTCAGAACGAACTTTCCAGAAAACTTTAACGATTATATTGAAAGTTCTGAATTCATTGCAATTATAGAATTATTGGCATTCTTAAGTACAAGTTTAGCATTTAGAATGGATGTTAATACTAGAGAAAATTTTCTAGAAACTGCAGAAAGAAGAGACTCTGTTTTTAAACTTGCAAGAATGCTGGGTTACAATCCCAAGAGAAATATTCCAGCAAGTGGTCTTATGAAAATTACTGCTGTTAGAACAAATGAGCCCTTAACAGATAGCCAAGGAAATCAATTATCTAATCAAAATATTTTTTGGGACGATGCTAACAATCCAGACAGTTACGAACAATTTATAACAGTACTAAATGCATCTATGGGATCTACAAATAGATTCTCAGCACCAGTTAAATCAGGTAAAGTCGCAGGAATAAACACAGAACAATATGAAATTAGTACACCTATAACGTCTCCTATTGCACATGCATTTACAATAAATGTAAACGGCATAACTAGAAATTTTGAAATAACAAATGGAGATTTCTTTGACAACCAATTTTTTTATGAAAAACAACCTGACCCAACAAATAATTTTGGACTGTTCTATCGAAACGATGGATTAGGATTATCCAGTAACAACACAGGTTTCTTTTTGTTATTTAAACAAGGACAATTGGCATTTGAAGACTTTAATTATGAAGTACCATTGCAAAATAGATTGCAGGATATAATTAAAAAGAATATTAATGAAACTGATGTTTATATTCAGGAAGTCAATACACAGGGTGTTGTACAAAATCAATGGACAAAGATACCAAATACTGTTGGACAGACTTTAAATTATAACAGTAAGGCACTTAATACAAGAAATTTATATGCTGTAGAAAATTTAAACAATGACGGCATTAGAATTAAATTCCCTGATGGAAACTTTGGAAATGTGCCTAGTGGTATTTTTAGAGTATGGCATAGAACAAGTGATGGTGAAGTATTTTCTATACATCCTGATGATGCTAAAAGTCTAAATGTTTCTATACCATATGTAAATCAAACTGGTGAAGCATATTCACTAACACTTACATTTGGTTTAGAATCCACAGTAAACAATAGTTTACCCGCAGAAAGTTTACAGAATATAAAACAGAGAGCACCGCAAACATTCTATACACAAAATAGAATGGTGTCAGCACAAGATTACAATGTGTTTCCTTTAAGTCAAACAACAAACATCTTAAAACTTAAAGCAACAAATAGAACACATGCAGGACATAGTAGATATATAGATATAAATGATCCTACTGGAACATTTCAAAGTGTTGAAACATACACAGAAGATGGATATCTTTACAAAGACAATGATCCTATAACAAAGGAATTAACCGTAAGTGATAACAATACGCCTGCAGAAGTTGTAGATAATACTATCGTAAACTACTTAAAAGAACAAAGATTAAACAATGTAATATATGACACATTAAGAGAAAAATGGAACAATTTCATACCAACTAAATTCCAAACAGATACTCTTAATATTAGATGGAAACCTTTACCGGTAGCAACCGACAGCACAACAGGATATATGACTGAAACATTCAGTAGTGCAGATACTGTGGTTATGGTAAACAATACAGAATCAACCAGAGTATTTCAAGAAAATACTTTTGTTAAATTTGTTGACCCCACAAATATTGCAAACTACAAATGGGTAAGAATTACCGGCGTCCAAAACAATGGTGCATTGTCTAGTGGATTAAGCACAAGCATAGGCCCGTGGACACTCAGTGATCGTGTTAATTCCGATTGGAGAGCTGATGAAGTAATTGCAAGTTTAAGAAAAACGTTTACAGCCGCTGAACAAGTACTTATAGAAAATGCCTTAAGCAATAAAAGTACATTTGGTTTAGGTTTTGATTTAACTGATCAATCTTATTATATTATTTCAAATGCAGACTTACTTAAAACAGGAAGTTTAGGTATTCAAAACGCAAAAGATACAACTTTATCAGGATTAGATAACAGTTGGTTAATGTTATTTGAATATACTCCTATAAACAATAGTAGTTACAAATATAATGTTTCTATAAGAGGTTTATCTTACGTTGTTCAAAGTGCAAACGATTTAAAATTTTATAATGTAAAATCTGTTAAAGTAACAGATAACACAACCCAAGCAGTTAAAGATAGCATAACATTTAATACACTAAATTATAAACCAGGTGTAACAGAAACATTTGTATGGGCAGATTCGAATGACGATAATGTTGCTGATGCATGGCAAAGTTTAGATAATTCAGCATATTATGATCCTAATGGTTTGAGAACAAATATTGCTTTAAGGACTAGAGATATAAAATGGTTTGATGTAAATGTTACATGGCAAAGCACATTTGGATTGATGAGAAATGACACAGTAACTGATGATCATACTCCTGCAAACATTTTGACTTTAAATAGATTTGTAAATGCGGCAAACGTTTCTTTAAATCCGTATTTTGATGACGGTAATATATCAACAAACAATGTTACATTATCTAATAATGACGGGCGTATTTCAAAACTACCAAATAATTTAAACTTTACATTTGATAATACAACCTTTGGGTATAATATATTAGACGAAAACGGAAATATTACATACAAACAATATAACAATAACACCGGACTAACAGAAATATATCACGGTAATAGTACTATATTTACATATGGTATAGACGGATTGACCGGCAACGCAAGTGAAGTAGGAAGAATGTTCCTAACAAATGCGAATGCTTCAGCAGGTACAGGCACTCTAACGTATGATGAACTTGATGATAATTACCACTTATTTGCATCAGACACAACAGGTGCTATAAGCAGAGATAAAATTTTAGTTGAATACAAATCAGCAAAAGATAGATTAGATACAGATATTGTTTATGAAATTTCTGATATATTTAAATATTCAGATGGATATACAGATAATAGAAAAGTTAAAGTTGCACCAATAGATTCAGACGGAGATTTAGTACCGGATAAACCGTTCCAGTTTAATGAATTCGTATCAAGTACAGATCTTATAATATTTGAAAATTACACAGACTTTGACGGTTATGTATACGATCGTCCGGTAAGTGGTGTAATATTGGATTGGAGAGGAGAAACAGATTGGGACAATACTCAAGCCAGTGGTAACCCTGGGACTATATCCCCTATTAGTTATTCAGACCCAGTGGAATGGAGTACAGTAAATTATATCCTAGTGGACACTCTTGCACTAGCAGAAAAATTTGAAAATACAGCAAATCAATATTTTGGTATAAAAATTTATGTAGTTGAAAATGAAAAATTCTATATAATGACAAGAAGTAGTACTGACGCAGATAGTATTAGTTTAGTAGAAACTACAGATTGTTTTGTAAAAGTGGGTAGAGGTAAAGACCAAAATACTAGACTACCTGATATAAGACCATGTGTAATGAAATGGGATCACAAAGCACCAAATGATGTAAGAATAGACCCTAGTATTAGTAATGTTGTTGAGATGTTAGTATTAACAAATTCCTACTACACAGAAATACAAAAATATTTAAATGTACCGGGTACACCATATCCTTTAGCACCTACGAGTGATCAACTTGCAAACGAGTTTCAAAATCTAGAACAATTTAAAAATGCAAGTGACACACTTGTTTATAAAAGTGCAAAATTTAAAAGATTATTTGGTGCAGATGCTGACGAAAGTGTACAGGCTAAATTCAGAGTAGTAAAACTTTCAGGTACAACTCTAAGTGATAATGAAATAAAAACTAAAGTTATTAGAGCATTTAATACTTATTTTGATGTAACTAATTGGGAATTCGGTGAAAATTTTTATTTTACAGAATTAAGCAGTTATGTACATCAACAACTAAGTGGAATAATAGGAAGTATTGTAATTGTGCCTAAAACAAATTCAGGAAACTTTGGCGATTTATTTCAGATAAAAGCAGAAAGTAATGAATTCTTTGTTAATACTGCAAAGGTTTCGGATATAGAAATAATTGATAAAATTACTAAAACAACGTTGGCTAATTAATAATGGCAGATAAAATTTATAAAAAACTACCCGGAATTCTGCAGACTGATACAGTAAAGAATTTCTTTGAAGGCACAGTTGAGCAATTATATAGCAAAGCAAATATAGAGCCTATTAGTGGCTTTGTGGGTAAGAAAACATCTAAAGATAAATTAGTAGATGGTACTTGGATATACGAAGAAGATTTAGACAAACAGTATTATAATCTATTACCTACGGTAAACAATTTAAATGCAAATACTGGTGTAAGTGAAAATTTTATTTTTTACGATGAATTTATATCTATACTAAAAAATTACAATGTAGATGTAAATGAGCAAAATCAATGGTTAAGATCTGAATTCCAAACATTTTTACCACCAATAGAATTAAATAAATTTTTAAACTATCAAGAATATTATTGGGCTCCTGACGGAATTATTACTTCTATAACAGAAACTGTAGATGCTGATGCATCTAGAGTACCAGGTACATACACAATAGATAGTAGCAAATATACCACTAGTGGAAGTGGACAAGATGCAATAATATCTGTAGTAGTTTCTTCAGACGGATCTGCAAGAATCACAGTATCAGCAGAAGGATTATTTTTCTCTAAAAATGATACTATAACAATCAGTGATGCAAATCTAGGTAATGGCGGTGCTGTAGATATTACACTTACAGTATTGGAAGTTTTAAAATCTCCAACAGCAATATCTATTTCTGGTAGTTTGTCAGCACCTATAAATGTTGATCGAGACATAATAGGAAAGAAACAGTATACTCCTACAGGCGGAACTGCATTTAAAAATGGTATGAAAGTAACATTTACCGGTGATTATGTTATTAGTAATTCCAAATATGTAGGGAAAGAATTTATAGTTGAAGGCGTAGGCGAAAGCATTGTATTAGTGGCAGTGGATGTAAGTTATGCAAATGGTATTGCTAATCCACAAACAGGAAAGGATTATGTAGTATTAGGAAGAGGCTCAGCGAATAAAAATGCTTGGAGTAGAATTAACTTTTGGTATCACAAAGATAATTTTACAGATGCAGGAGACGAACTTCCGTCTAGGACACATAGAGCCAATAGGCCTATCCTAGAATTTGATAGAGATTTAGAACTTTTTAATGTAGGTGAAAACAGTAAAGGTAATGTTGATGTTAGTTCAACTTTACTGTATAGTGAAGTTGTAGGATTAGATGCGAGTAATGTTGATATAGATGCAATAACTATTGAAACAGGAACAAAATTAATATTCCCTAATGATGATGCTACTATTTCTGCAAATGTTTATGTTGCAACAGTTGATTCCGGAAATGCAAATGCAATTAGTTTAAGTGTAAGTGAAACACTAACAACAGGTGATACTGTATTTGTGTCGTCAGGCCAACTTGAAAAAGGTAAAGAATATTTTTATAAAAATGGCCTAGTACAAGCACAAACTAAATCTAAACTCAACCAAGCACCCTTATTTAATTTATATGACGATCAAAAACGATATTTAGGCGACACAACTATTTTTCCTAGTAATAACTTTAGGGGAAATAAGATATTTGGTTTTGAAGTTGGAACCGGAGATACCGATAAAGAATATAATTTGCCTCTGGCTTATAGAGCATTTAAAAATGCCAGTGAAATAAGTTTTGAAAATTTCATGGAGACAGAAGTCTATAACAATGTTGTTATAGGAAGTTCAGAACCTACAAATATTGAAGGATATTACTATTATAAATTATTAAGATCAGTCACAAAAACATCTAGTGATGGCACTGGTACTAGCTCATCGTCTGCTGTAATAGGAAAAACTCCTGTATTTCATAATAATTTTAGAAGTCCACAATGGAAAAGTCAACAACGAATTGAAAAAATAATTGAAATTACCAGAACAATTTACGATAATTTTGAGCAGATATTTAATCTTGGTTGTAATGCTAGAACTGAAGAAAATTATCTAAATGGTATGAATATAAGAGTTAGGAAAAATGGAGACCTATTTCATGACTTTACTTTTATAAACGACAGCACTAACGGCGATAAAATAGAAATTTTAAGAAAACATTTTAATATAGGTGACATCTTTGAAATTTCTGTATTTTCTAGAGGTCTAGACGATACCATAGATAATACCAGTAGGCATGAGATGCCTATAGCATGGGGCAATAATCCTTTCAAAGAAGAAATTACAAAAATTTCAGAACCTGAATTCTTACCACATTTTAAAAATTATATGGAAACACAACCTGGGTTTACAGGTGATGTTTTAGGTACAAATAATTACAGTTCTTTAAGTAGAGAAGAATTATACGGTGTAGATATAGTTCAATCCAACACAGATTTAATTTTAGGTGCTTTTCTACTAGATGACCAACCACACAATATTATAGATGCTTTAAGATTTAACGGTAGTGAATACAGAAAATATAAGAAAAGATTTTTTAAAGAATTAGACAATTATTATAATTTAGTTGATTTCAATAATTTTTCTAACGAAGAAATATTAGAAAAAGTTTTAAGAAACTTGATTTCATTTAGTGTAGGAAGAAATGTATTTGGCGAAACATACATATTACCGTTCGGTGATAATTATCTCAAAGAATCATTAATTGTAAATGATATTACCTTGGGTTCCTACACCCTTTCAACAGCATTAGATTTAGACAAAGTAGAAAATAGTTTATTAGTTTACTATACAAGAAATAATGTTAAAAAATTAATGACTGTGGGTGAAGATTACACACTTACATATAGTCCCTTAACTGTGACATTTAAAAATTATACTCCGGAACTTTTAGATGAATTAGAATTTAAAATTTATAATTCACAAAGAGATAGTGTAGAATGTCCTGCAACACCTAGTACAATGGGACTTTATCCTTTACACACTCCAGGTATAATCAGTGATGACACATTCCAAACTTCACAAGATTTAATTGTTGGCCATGATGGCAGTAGGACACCTATTTACGGAGATGAAAGAGATCAAATCGTACTAGAATTTGAAAAACGTATTTTCAATTCTGCCAAAGCAGAGTTCAGAGATACTGTTGATTATCCAGAACTTAATGCAATAGAAATAAGACAGGGTAGATGGAGACGTGAAAAACCAGAATGGAATCTATATCATGATTTACTTCAAACAAATTTTGAAAATTGGGTTATAGAAAACAAAGTAGATCCTATTGTAAATGAACATTACGATAATAATAACGAATGGACTTGGAACTACAGAGAATCATTTACAAGTGGATCAATTGCATCTGGAGAGGGCACGATTCCAGGACATTGGAGAGGCTGGTACACATATTATTATGATACAGTAAGACCTCATACACATCCTTGGGAAATGTTAGGTTTCTTTAAAAAGCCAAGTTGGTGGGACGACCAATATATCACCGTAACCTATACAGATTATAGCAGTAAAAATGTTCCTATGTGGTCTGATCTAGAAAAAGGAATAATTAGACAGGGTCCTAGAGAAAATTTAACTAATGACATATGGAAAGATATATTAAATCCGTTTAGTAGAAAATCTAGAAATACTAGAATAAATCTATTAGAATACTTACCAGTTGATGAAGAAGGTAATTTGAAAAAACCTGTAGACATAGTTAGCACAGGCGTAAGTACACTAAAAAACATATGGACCGAAACAGAACCAGATACCTCACAAGGATACAAAACAACAAGTTTCCTTTCCACAGATGGTTTAAGTGTACAATTTGATTCCACTCATAGATACATTACTAGTTATGATAATCCAAATTACAGCAGAGGATTAATAGACCAAACATTATCACCTACAGAATTTAATTTTTTTGCAAAAACTTATAGATTACCAAATAATATTAATTTAAATACAGTAAGCAATGCAACATCAAATAACGGACAAGTAAATGGAGCCAGTGCAATATTAGTAAACGGATTACCTTTACATAGTCCTATATCTACATCATATGAATATGACGACACATGGACATATGAATTAGGATTTGAGACAGCCGAAAGCAGAGCAAACGGAGACATTGCTCAAACAGATGAAAACGGTCTTACTTATACAGCAATACCAACAAAAGAGATGAGTAATACATCAGTGTGGGGAGATAGTTCAACACACTCAGGTATTATAGGTTGGGCATTTGATGGCTTACCTATTTATGGTCCATATGGTTACACAGACCCTATGGACAGTTCATCTGCAATTACAAATATTAAAAGTGGATTTGTTTTAAAATCCGGTACTAGAAGCAGTGGCCCAGGCGGAGCACATACTGGTGAGTTTGTACAGGATTATGAATTAGGTTCAAATGCAGGAACTAACGGATATGCAGACAGGTGGAATACAAGATACGGGTTTACACCCGATTCTCCTAGTACAGCAATTCGCTACTATGTAGCAACTATAGATGATAACGATAAGCCAATGTTTCCTTATGCTGTAGGTGGGACAAAACCAGGCGTAGGAATAACATGGGAAGGGAATTATTATGCTGAAGTATTGGATATAGACACAAATAAAAACGGAACTGCACCAACAAATTCTTCTGCAACGTTTGCCAAGAAAAGTGAAAAAACAAAAAGAAAAACCATAAGTGATGATGTTGCTCTTGATAGACCATGGACATTTGGTGATGGTGCACCAGTTGAAAATGCTTGGAAGTACAGTGAAGGATATCCTTTTGCTATTGCAGAACTGTTGTGTTTGTCTAATCCTGGTAAATTTGCTACAGTATTTAGTGACCCATCAAAAATCACAAAAGCATCAGCAAATTATAAAAAATATATCAGTACCAACACAAGAAAAAATTGGAAGTTTTTAGACACCAGTGATTTTGAAATACACGGTGATATAGACTCAAACGGAAATACAATCACAAATATTGGTTATACTCAATTTATAAACAGTTGGTTAAAGTTCCAAGGGCTAGATGTAGTCAATAACTTTGTTTCAAAACTAAGAAATTTAAATGTTAAATTAGGATATAGATTTTCAGGATATATAGACAAAGACACAATGACTATGTCTATGGATCAATTCAGTACAACAGGCAGTAGTACAAATTTAATTATACCGCAAGAAAATATCACAGTAGATATTCATAATTCGCCTTATAAATCAAGAAACATATATCAGGGTGTAATAATACAAAAAACTATAACTGGTTATAGAGTAAAAGGCTACGATAAAAATTTAGGACACTTTAAAATTTTAGAAAGTGATCTAACAGGAAGATCAAGTAAAATACAGGTAGGCGGAGAAGCACATCCTTACGTAGACTGGCAGGCAAACACATCATACAATAAAGGAACAATAGTAAAATATAATGATGTTTATTATGAAGCAAGAGATTATATTCCTAAAGCAACGACCTTCTCTTCTTTGCAATATAAAAAGTTAAACAAACTACCTCAAATAAATTTTAAAGAGGGTGCGGTTTATTTAGATACAACAGGTGTTATTAAAAAAGTAGAATATGAAACTGTATATAAAACAGAGCAAGATGTATTTGATTTCCTAATATCATTAGGCAGATATCAGAAATATTTAGGTTATACTTTTGGCGAATATGATATTGACATAAATGAAACTAGAGACTGGGTATATTCTGCAAAACAATTTTTATTCTGGTTACAGGGTAATTGGCAGACTAATAATACTTTAGAATTGTCACCGATGGCAACAAAGGTAACATTTGAAACAACAAAAGGATTCGTTGCTAAAATTAAACGTAATGAATTTAATATGTTTAATATAATGGATAAAGACGGTAAGTCTATAAATCCAAAAGAATGTGCTATAAACAGAGAAAATCTAAAAATTGAAATAATACCACCAACAGGAAAAGAAATTTATGCTATTTGTTTATTTGTAAGAGAAATAGAACATGCAATGGTATTGGATAATGTAACAGACTTTGCTGATACATTATATAATCCTTTATATAATCAAAGACAAACAAGAATTAGAATTAAAGGTAATAAAACTGCAAATTGGGACGGAAGATTTATCAGTGAAGGGTTTCTAATAGAAGGAGATTCCTTAAAACCAAATCTAGATAATTTAGCAGAAAGCATGGGTAGATACCATGAGCTTGGATTTATACCGGTAGAAAAACAAGTCTACGAAACAGCAAGAAATTTATTTGGTTATCAGGAAAAAGATTACTTAGCAGAACTTCAAATAGATGACGATCAACAATTTGAATTTTATAAAGGATTTATACAGAACAAAGGTACTAAAACAAGTTTAAGTAGAATAGGTAGAAGTAGTTCCATTATACAAGGCGATATGGACATATACGACGAATGGGCAATTAAAGTTGGTTCGTTCGGTGACTTAGAAAATAATCAAAGTGTTGAATTAGCATTAGAGAAAAAAGATTTTGTACAGGACCCACAATTATTTACTTTGTCCTTTCCTGAAGATACAACAGGAGTTGTAGATAGAATAGATGTTTTAAATAACAAACATCAATATTTTGATGTACCAGAAATACAAATTACACAATCAACAAACGGCACCCAAGCAAAAGCAACAGCCGTACTGAATAGTGATGGATTACTTAGTGCTATTAAAGTTACAGAACAAGGCACAGGATACACTGATACACCTGGGCTTACGATCATTACAGGTGAATTAAGTATTGGGAATATTTCTACAAGATTGGCCAGAGTAAATGCTAGATCTTCTAATACTATTACATCAGTTACCCAAGACACTAATGGTAATATAATTAGCAGTAGTGTTTCAAACATTAGTTCATTAGGCACAATTACTATTGCAGATAATTTTGGTTCTACAGCATCTTTTAATTTAAGTTCAATAACCGATGTTGCAAATATTACTACAGCAATTAATTCAGATGCAACAATTAATGCTAATATTACTGCACACACAATTGAAAATTATATTTCTAATAGCGGAAATGTAATAATTAATAAAGGTCTTAAAATATCAGGTAATGACTTTACAATAGGTGGTAGTGCTAGTACGTTAGCAAATCTTAATATTACAGCAGGTAGATATCAACCCAGACAAAGATATGCATTTAATATTGCAAATAATACTGTTAATTCTAATATTGTTGTTTCAGTAAATAATGTAAATTTAACAAGTTCTGATTTTGAATTTGATGCAGGTGATAGATGGAAAATTACAGCACCATCTACAGTATCAGGAAATAGTAGTGCAACTTATGTAATAAACACAGGTATTGTTAATTCTAATACAGTATTTGATACTAATAATATTACAGAGTACGATGGACAATATCCATTTATAGATGTTTATCTTAACGGAGAAAAAATATTAAATCCGGGATATGAAACAAGATATCAAGTAGACAATACAACCACAATTACTTTCCCAGATGTTGGTTTACTACCAGATAACCAAATACTAGCAGGTTCAAATGTTTATGTGGTTGAAAGAGCAACAATAGATTTAGAAGACACCTATCAAGGTGACTTACCTGGAAGTACACTATCTGTAAAAGCAATAACAAATGATGATATAGCAGTACATGTAAAGAGTGTAAGAATATATGAAATTACACCTGATGCTAAAGATGACGAAGTCATATTAATTGATATAGACGATACATCAAGATTTCTTAAAAAACCAAGTGGTGTAAGAGAAAGTAATTTATGGCCTAAAACAGGAAATGTTAGTTATAAAGGATTATTAGATAAAAAATACAATCCACTCCCAAATGCAGGATATGTAAACGAAAAAGATGTAAACTTTAGTGCATTTGATTTAGGCGGAGTTGCAGAACTGTTTGGTGACAATATAAGATTCAAACCTACAGGTAATGATTTTATTCATGTTGCTAAAAGCGAAAACTTAGATTGGAATGTATATAAACTTAAACAAGCAAATAAAGGTAATATATCCTTTGTGGAACAAGACGATGCAACAGAAACTGCACAATTATATACTGAAAGAAGCCTATTTAATTATGTTGATAGTAATCAATTATTAGAAAATGACTTATCAAGATATTTAGACTATGCATTGGTAATTAAAAAAGCAGATTTATCAGATGAATTTGTTGTATGGCAAAATGAAGATATTGTA